AGCGGTGAAAAGCGGGAAGCTTGTTATCCTCCCCCACGCCAAAGATGTGGCGAGCTGCCTCCAGCGGCATCGTTACCGGCTCCCCGGTGGCAAAGACATATTCGACGCCGTGAAAGCGGGCGCTGAATTTCTTCGGCAGCTTGCTCGTGACCTGCAGGAACTGAATGCCTTCGATATCCATAAATCTGCCCTTAGATCAGCACACTGAAGTCGGAAGTCGCGGTCGTGCCCGAGGCCCACACCGCAGTGCCAGGGTAAGAGCCACTGAACTGGCCGTTGCCCGAGGCTGCGATCAGCGTGCGCCAGGTGGGCGCGGTGGCTGGAGTCCCGGCAGCGGGGGTCGTTGCTTGATCCAGCGCCACCGCCTTGTTGTCCGGGTTGTACTCGACCACGCAGTTGGCTCCTAGCAGGCAGTTCACGGTCGCTACACCCGTCAGCGCCGCCCCCTCGTTCGTGACCACCGTGGAGATGGTCTGTGTCGGGCCGTAGCCTGGCACAATCGGGCCAGCAATGAACGGCGGGTAGAAGATCGGGATGACGGTCATCGAGGTCACGGTGGCCGTTGAGATCGTGGTCCAGATCGTGAACGTCGTGGTGGACGGGATGGTCAGGATGCGGAAGATGTTTCCGACCAGAATGCCAGTGCCCGTGATGGCCGAGGTCGAGCCCCCGAAACTCACAAAGTAGTTGGGCGGAACGCCGGCCGCTGGGGTCATGGTGAGCCCGTGCGCCGCATTGGTCGTGATGACGCACACCCCGCCCGCGCTTAAAGTCGCGCTGTTGGGGTTTGAGAAGGTCGCCCCGCCGCCGGCCGGAATCACAAACTGGGCAATCGCCAGTTCGGTGTTGTACTCGATACCGACTAAGGGAATCTTGCCGTAAATACTCATGGGGGCCTCAGAGTGAAACCGAAGTGAAGCCGCTGACCGCCGACTGCGTACTGGGCTTGACCACCACCAGCTCGCACAGGGTGAGCACCACACCGATGTAACCCAGCACGTTGTTACTGAGCAGCGATTCAAAGCCGCTGAAGGAGAAATTCGCCTGCTCGTGCACGTGCAGGTGCATGTACTTGGTGTTGAGCAGGTAGAGCGTGCCCTCGGGGCAGCCTAAGTCCATGTAGATCGGGACGCCGGCGACATCGAGGGCCTTGAAGGCGCTGCGCGGCCGGTCGCCGTCCGAATCAAAGCCGCGGCCGGGCTGGATCTGGTAGGACTCCTGCGCCACGAAATCATCCGCGAGCTTCGTCCAGGTGCCAGGCCCCATGATGCCGAGCGTCGGATTCTCGCTGCCGTACTTCTGGCAGCCCACGATGTACTGCAGTACGAGCTGGCGCGTCGGGGCCACCGTGCCGGCCGCGTACTGCTTGCTCTGCCACCAACTGTAGGAGCGCGAAAGATTCCCGTAGGTGGAGGCATTCGTGCCGTCATCCACAGCGCCCGGCAGCCCGATCAACTGCGTGGTGTTGGTCGAGTTGCCGTAGAGCGCGGTCTGCAACGCCGCAGCCCCGTTGTTGCCGGCATCGTTCATACGAGCCTCGAGCAGCGGCACCACCGCGTGATCTAGCTGCAGCGCCCCTTCCATGCCGAGAAAAGTGACCGGCGTGATCAGCGCTTTCAAATTGAATTCTGAGAGGAACACACCCTGCTGCTGGGTCGGGGTGGTGAAGGCGCCCGAGTAGCCAGTCCACTGACTGGTCGTCATCGGATTGCCTTGGACCGGTGCTGAAATTGAACTCACACCTCCCAAGGCGGTTTTCTTGTTCGAGAGCAGGGAAGCCACCAGCGGGGAGGACTGATAGATCTGGTTAACCAGATAGGGCATGAAAGCCCTACGTGTGGTGGCTGAAAGCTCCTGCCCGTAGGGAAGCTGACTGGGAACAATTCCGGTGCCGTAGAGCGCCATAAATCAATCCTTCCTGTTACTTGACGGCGCGAAGCGGCGGTCGCCGTCCACGCAGTTCATCGATGACTTCAAGGGCCTTGTTGGTGGCCCACTGCTGGGGATTCTTGTAAAACTCCTTGTCGTCAGGAATTTCAGTGGAATTGCCGGGATTGAAACTCGAAGGCGTCGGAATGGCTGAGCGCTGGCTGAGTTCGACAAACTCCATCGCCGTGTCCCACTTGCCAATCCCGCGCTCGACAATCGCCTTTTCCACATCGGCCGGATCGAGGCCGCGCTCGCGCGCCTCGGCGTGCCGACGTTCGAGGTTACGCTCGGCATTCTCCTGGATCATCTTCTGTTCCAGTTCTTCGATCTTCTTGCTCTGTTCCTTGATCGTGCCGCTGACCTCATCCTTGGCGATGACCTCCGAGAAGCGCACGGACTTGTCCGTCTTCATGATCGCGCGCTTCACCTCTTCGGAGACTTCCGGGTTATCGAGCAATTTCTGCAGCACGGTGGCGCGCTTAACGATGTTGTTACGCTGCTCCTCGGTCAGATCTTCGAGACTTGCCATGGATCAGGTTCCTGAGTTGTTCTCGCCGTCGATGGTCGGCTCTTTGCGCTGCGTCGATCCCGGCGCCTTCACGGCGAAGGGGGAGGCTTCAAAGCCGCGCGGACTCGCCCCATTGAATCCGCCCATGCCAAGATTGGCGTAACGCGGCGGATTGTGGATGTTGCCCTTGGTCAGCGAGCCGTCGGTGGGCTGACGGATGGAAAGATTGTTCTGCGGGCCTAAAAAACGATTGCTCGACATGTGATCCTCCAGATATTCGTTTACGCGGCGGCGGCCTGTGGGGGCGCTTGCGGCGGGGCCTGACCGGGGGGCTGTCCCGGACCTGCCGAGCGCTGCATCGCCATCTGCAATTCCGCGGGCATGATCTGCTTGCTGTCTTCCTCGCTCTTGCCGAACTTCTTCACCAGCACCTTCAAGGCATCCAGCACCGACTGTCCCTCCACGCTGCTCACCCCCAGATCCACCAGCGCGGTGGTGAGGATGTGCTGCGCGATCATCACTTTGGCCTTGCCGCTGGCCTGATTGCCGGCCGCTTTCTGCGGAGTCAGCATCGGGGAAGCGCTCGGACCGCCGGTCTGCGGGGCGGCGGCTTGCGGGGGTTGAGCGGGCTGCCCCGGTGGGGCCGGTAATGCCATGGGCACGGATAGTTACACGGCTACGGCCCCGATTGTCTACACCCAACAAAAAAGCCCCCGGAGGCGGAGGCTTCAGTGGGTCTTGCAGGGAAAGGCAAGACTCGATGCTCTAGGGAGACCGGGAATTACTTCCGGCCACGGCGATGCTTGCGTCGCATAGTGATCTCCTTGACTCGGCAACCGCTCTGTTCGGGGAGTGGTCAGACCCGTGTCACTTCTTGGCGCTACTGAGTTTGCCGGTCACCAATTCGAGTTTCCGTTGCTCAGAGGCCGCCTTGGCTTCGGCAGGTTCTATCCTATGCTTGAGCCGATAGCGGAGCAAGTCCTTCATCGGAATCGGTAGCATCTCAATGGCGGTGTCTCGGTCGATCATCTTGGCCTTGAACATCGCGAAAATCATCTGTGTCTGATCCTGCATGAACAAGGGCGAGTTGCTGTGGGCATCCACTTTCACCACAAAGTTCTCGGTGAACTGCTTGGGGATGAAGATAGCCCCGGGGATGCCAGGTTCTTCAGGCTCGCCACGATATTCCGCATCCGAATACTTCTGCAGGATACGCATGTAGAGGGTCGCGACTTCCTCGAGCGAGTCTTCTACCACCAGAGCGCGACGCTTGGCGCGACTGGAACCCGCGCGCAGCAATTGAGAGGCGTGGCCTTCGCTACGAACACCCTGCTCGCCCTTGCCGCTCATCACCGGGGTGGTGCCGTCGATCTCATCGAACTGACTGTCGAGATAGGTGATCTCGGCAAAAAGATCGTCTGGAATTGTCACTATCTGTTTCTCGGCCTTAGCTCCCTGAGCAAGCTGTAACAGTCCACCAGGAGAATCAAGTGCATCCATAGCTTCGTCTACTGAGCCGATGGTATCGCCAGTGACGACAGTGGAATTTCTCGCCTGCATCTCCATCATGTGCTGCACCTGATCCCAGCGCTCGTTGCGCATCGCCTGCAGCGGTATCAATCGCTCCACCAGCGAGATGCCCCAAAAGTAATCATGGAGCGGGTAGGGACAGATCTGCCGTAACGGCTGCTCGTTGGGGAGAAAAATCCGATCCATCGGACGGTCGTAGATCGAGACAAAGGGATTCGCGATGGTGAAGACCCGATAGTCCTCGAGCTGATCGTCGTAGACGTAGAGCTCATTCATCTTGACCATGGGACCGGCGTATTTGGGCGTGTAGGTCATACGCGGGCCGGCACTGATATTCCCCTCGCCCTGTACTTGGGGGAAGGCGGATGAGGTCGTGATGTTATCGATCGGCTGACTGACTGATGTCTCCGGACTCTCGTAGGCTTCCACCGCCTCATCGAGCACGCGCTGCCAGTCCTTGAAGTTGGCAACTTTGAGTTCGTATTCGAGTTGCGATTTGGGGATCAGGTAGCAATGAACGATCGCTTCCTGATTCTCCATGCCGTTGATATCTTCCCGCCACACCCCGATGTTATGCGGCTCGACCACATCGGGAATGATGCGGTCCACATGCCAGCGGGGTTTTAAGAACATGGAGCTGTAGACCAGACTCCAGGTAAGCGCATCCCCAAAACGGATATCGGTATTGCTCGAATGCCAGACATCATTGATGGCTTCGTTCAGCGCAGGCAACTTGAGCAATTCCATTTCACTGACTGATTTTCCGATCTCAACCGAAAAACGAGTCGTATCCTGCGAATATAAAAAGCTCACCACCTGATCAATGTGCGAATAGATCTTGTTGACCGTGCCGAATGAATTCTCACTCATGGACGCACTGGTCTCGCGCCCGTACATGTAGTACTGCTTGAGCGTGCGATAGGAGGCCACACGTTCCTCGCGTGAAGCAAGACAACGCCCGACCACGTCTTCGACAAAGTCGGCACGCTCTTGGGGCTTCTCGGGTATTTTCACTTCAATCCCCTGAGTAACGACCGACGATCTTGGTGGGTGGCGGCGGGAAATTCATCTTCGCTGCCGGAGTCGGTACAAATCCCATGGATTCAGCCGTAATAGAGGGCACCTTGGCATTCTGATCGCGCGAGAACCCGGGAGCTGCGTGTTCAATCGTGCCCCAACGAGGCTTTTCTATGTTGGCCAGATTCTTCCTGTCGATCATCGATTGCAGCACTGAGACTCCGGCTTTCGGATCATTGCGCAGATCAGTCAGTCCGTTATCGTCCGCGATCTCACGCAGTTGACCATCGATGAATTTGGTACTACGGCCTTTCAACGCAGGTGCCGTGCGGATTTCCTGACGCACAAACTTGCTATCACCGCAAGCCTCGCAAACACCCGTGGCGTTATCAAATTCACCATGCCAGCTGCACGACCACTCACGGAGTGTTCCCATGTCTAAATCCCTCTCGCCCGTTGAATCGCTGTTTTCTCTCGCCATGTGGGCCTACCCCGATAAGCTTGCCTTTTAGGCGCCGGCACAGCACCAGCCGGCCCAAGTCCAATACTGGCGAAGTACCCTTGCACCAGCTTTTCCACTGGATTGCGCGGCTGCTCGACCGCCTCTCCGGTCTTTTCATCCTCGGCCCAGATGATTTGCGAGGATAGAAGATTCTGCCGCATCTGATCGTTCCAGCACATGCAGGCCAAGCCCGCCGCAACCACGCGATCATCTTTGTAACCCTTTTTGGCGGAAGGGGCGGCGCCACCATCGCGCACAATAGTCTTCATCTCCTGCACCAATTCTTTGGATCGCACCACGAGAATGCCGCGCTCGAAATAATCCCTGAGCGCGTTGATGAAGCGTTCTTTAATCTCGTGATTGGTTTTGGTGTGCAACGCGTTGGAGGAATTAAACGTATCCATCTTGCGATACAGATACTGGCGCATGTACTGCAGCACCTTGCGCACGCTCTCGGCTTCTTCCATCTTGGAGGAAGCCTGCCGGCGCAGGTTTTGTATTTCCGATAGCACCTGCTGACCCGGACCATTCACTTCAAGATTCGTGGTAGTGCGACCATAGTAACCAGCCAGATAGCACAGCACCCAGGCGACCGCATGGGTTGAAATATTGTGATCGGCGAATTCCGCGACCTGCTCAATCCGGTTGTACCAGCAGCGCCAGACCGAGATCACATTATTGTCGGCTTCATCTGAACTGGAGAAAGCCGGATCGCAGCCTAAAACATAGTGCGCGCCGTCCACCGGCTCGTGATAAATCGTCAGGCGCGCGTGCTTTTCCGCCACTTCCGTGATCTTGGTGTTCCAGAATTCATGCCCGGTCTCGAATCTAAACGTCTGCGCATCCTTGATCTTTTTAGTCTGCTTGAGCGCGCTACTGATATCCGCGCCGCGAAAGAAAGTAGATCCCGTATCGATGAAAGCATGTTCCGGCAAAT